TACTGGATTCACTGGATTCACTGGTTCGACGGGATTCACTGGATTCACTGGTTCGACGGGATTCACTGGATTCACGGGGTTTACTGGTCCAACTGGATTCACGGGCTTTACTGGATTCACTGGTTCGACGGGATTCACTGGATTCACCGGATTCACCGGATCAACTGGATTCACAGGTCCTACTGGTGCCGACTCAACCGTACCTGGACCTACTGGATACACGGGGTTTACTGGTCCAACTGGACCACGTGGCAACGACTCGACTGTAACGGGACCTACTGGTCCTCCTGGCTACGGATCGACAGGGTATGATGGTAAAACGGGACCGACTGGGCCGTATGGAACTGGGCCTACCGGACCCGGATCAACGGTCACCGGACCCACAGGTCCTCCTGGCTACGGATCAACAGGTCCCACTGGACCTACCGGACCAGGATCACCTGGTGGAACAGGACCCACAGGCCCAGCAGGATATGGTGCAACTGGACCGCAAGGTGTGCAGGGGTTTCAGGGAAATCAGGGCATACAGGGAACAGGCGGACCGACTGGACCGCAGGGTATACAGGGTCTACAGGGAATACAGGGCTTGACCGGTTGGACTGGTTCAACTGGGTTCACCGGGTTCACTGGAATGACTGGTCCAACTGGAATGACTGGTCCCACCGGGTTCACCGGCCCTACGGGATCAACTGGATTCACCGGATTCACTGGCTCGACTGGATTCACGGGAATGACAGGACCGACTGGGTTCACAGGATTCACGGGTTCAACTGGACCTACAGGCTCAACTGGGTTCACTGGGTTCACGGGAATGACTGGCCCAACCGGATTCACGGGTATCACAGGACCAACAGGACCGACTGGATTCACTGGACCAACTGGACCGACTGGACCCGTTGGATCTACAGGCCCTGTAGGACAAGGTCTCATTGTCAGCACATACGTCGCGATCGGCACACTCGCATCCAGCATGGGGGCCAGCATCGTTGATCAACAGATTCCGTTCACTGCCTCATACGACCCACAGGGATGGATCAAGAACTCCGGTACAAGTTCAATGACATTTCAACCCAATATTGCAGGATACTACAATGTGACTATATCTGGGTTTTTTGACACTGCAACGACAAATAACAATCTTCAGATTCAAACACCTGGTGGATCACAGCTCTATTTCACACAGGCACCGTCAAATGGACCTGTAGGAGTTGGATCAAAGGTCTTGTATTTTAACGGAACCACAGATGAAGTCAAGTTTACAAACTATGCAACCAGCCCCTCCTATTTAAAAAGCAATAATAGCACCTTCTTCAATGCGACCCTTCTCACAGCCGGTATTGGGCCTACGGGTGTAACCGGACCAGCAGGATCCGGTGGCGGAGGAGGTTCAGTCTCCATCACGGGCTCGACTGGATGGGGAAGCGTGATCACCGTTGCAACAGGCGGCACGGGTTTGTTCGGAAACTCGAATATGACCTTCTCGGGTTCAGCACTCACCCTCAACGCATCACAGAACATGTGTAACAACTCGATCACGAACGTATGCAATGTAGGGTTGACGTACACAGCTCCGTTTGCCCCCACATCGGTCAGCGGTTGTACGCTATGGCTAGATGGTGCGGATACATCAACCATGACGTTTAGCAGTGTATCAAACCTCGCAACCTGGAAGGACAAATCGACCAGTCTGTATACAGCTACCAACTTTGGAACTCCAGTCTATGCTGCCAATGTGCAAAACACTCGTGGAGTCATTCAGTTCGCGGCCGGAGGCGGCGTAACAGTTCCGTCGTTCGTCCTTTCGCCACAGATGAGCGTGTTTATGGTCTATTACCCGAACGGTCAATCAACAAACGGCCCACCCATTGAACAATCGAGCAACTCTGCGCTCTATCCCGGATTCTTAGTCGAGTCTGGAATCTCCAACTTCCTCATCCGCACAAACATCCCAGCCCCAAGCGGATTGACGTTCTCACAGTCGGGAACTACAGTGGTCGGTGCATGGTCTGCGTACACCGGTGCGTCAACTTATTTCTACAGTCTCTACTCCAACTCGATTTACTCTTATACGGGCGGTGCAGCTGTGTCTGGAGGAACAGGTACGGTAACGGCCCCTACCGCGACGTTCACGTATTCTTCACCGGTTTCGGGGACGTATTATTACTACACAGTGAGCGTCACGACTTCAGTGGGAACATCGCTGTTGGCAACGAGCGGGGTTGTGCAGTATGTAGGATCGCAGGCACCATCGGCCACTGGTGGAACACCGAGTACGCCGACCGGATATTATGTATATACCTTCACGACAGTCGGTTCAAATTCATTCACGCTTACAAGTCCATCCTCTGTGAGTGCACAAGTTCTATTTGTTGGTGGTGGTGGTGGTGGTGGTGCAGATCAGGGCGGTGGTGGTGGCGGTGGTGGCTTTGTAATTTCAAACATAACGTTTGCTGCCGGAACCTATCCGATTACGATTGGAGCAGGAGGAGGACCCAGTTCAAATGGTTCTAATACAACCTTTAATGGAATTACAGCAGTCGGTGGAGGTGCAGGTGGTTCTTTTAATGTAAATGGTTCAACTGGCGGCTCAGGTGGTGGTGGTGGTGGTGGTCCAACTACAGGGCTCTCGGGAGGAGCTGGAACATCGGGTCAAGGAAACAGTGGTGGATCAGGTGGTGCAGGAAGTCAACAGGGCGGTGGCGGTGGCGGTGGTGCCGGATCAGCAGGTAGCAATGGAAATATTACTTCAACGGGAGCCGGTGGTATTGGTGGTTCTGGTTCGTCAAGCTCACTCAGTGGAACATTAACATTTTATTCTGGTGGTGGTGGTGGTGGTTCAAGTGTGGGCGGTGGAGCGAGTGCAGGAGGAGCAGGTGGTTCAGGAGGTGGAGGCAGAGGGGGTGGAAACTCACTTGGTGTGGTCAATGGTACGTCGAATACAGGCGGAGGAGGAGGCGGAGGATTACAGGGAGGTGGAAACGCCGGTGGTTCGGGTGGAGCAGGTATATTAATTATTGCAATTCCTTCAATCCCAACCTCCCCAACCTCCCCAACGCTCTCGATCGCATCGGGAACCGCAACACTCGGATGGACAGCGGCGTCGGGTGCAACAAGCAATTATTGGACTCTCTACCGTTCAACATCGAATGGATACTACGGAACATCAAACGCATCGGGAACTACGACAGGATCAGCTACTGCACCTGTGACCGCACCCACTGGATTGACGTCTGGGGCGTACTGGTACTTCACTGTTGCGGCGTCTAACGCATCTGGATTTTCTCCGGTAGCCGTGAGTAGTATTGTTAGCTATTAATTGTCCTTATCTAAAACAATGGCTACCAGTGTAGGGTCAACAAATCTAACAACTACCAATACATGGCAGTTGTTAGAGGCAATCAACCCAGACCCATCGCAGTCTTCTACGATGGCGGTCTACACCAACGGAACCCTTGCCGCGTCTGGAACAATTCAGTCCGGAACAACGGCGGTGACCGCACCTCTTTTTATCAACGGTCAAGGTGGAACGTCGACGAATTCCTATCCCTCGTATTTGGCTGAGTTGGTTGCCTTCAATACCGGGTTGTCCTTATCCAACCGACAGCTGATTGAGGGATACCTGGCCTGGAAGTGGGGACTTCAAGCAAGTCTTCCGAATACACATCCATACTACTCCGCAACTCCATCGGCTGGAACCACAAGTGTCGGAAATCTAACGGTCGACGTAACAGGAAACATCCAAGTCGCACCGAACAACAACTTCCGCATCACAGGCCCAACTGAATGGCGAACGAACATGATTACGGTCAGTGGAACAAACTTGACGATTCCTACACCGACAACACCGTATCCCAGCACGAACTCTGCTGCGTTGTATACGATTACAAACACCGGGTTCAACGCGTTGACTCTGCCGACGTACACCACGTCGTCACCTGGTGTGTTCTGGACGCTCGCAAATTCAACTGCATCGAATTTGACCATCTCAATCACCTACACATCTGGGTCTGGACTGGGGTCTACGCTCACACTGAATGCCGGAACATCAGTCAACATCTACTGGACAGGATCAGCGTTTACATCAATCCGCGGCCAGGGACCCACCGGAGCTACTGGACCCACCGGTATGGCTGGAACCACAGGTCCAACCGGTGTGGCTGGAACCACAGGACCTACAGGACCCGGATTCTCGACCATTACAACGCCTGGAACCAACTACGTTCTGACCACTGCAAGTTCCACGTCTTCCAATACGGCAGTCGCGAATGCTAACTTGACGTTCAACGGGTCTACTCTGGCTGTGACGGGGAATGTGACCACGACATCCACGACCTCAAACTACATTGGCGGCTCAACACTCTCCAACAGCATTCTCACGGTGGGTGCTGCGACAACAGGTAGTACGACATCGGGGTCTGTGAACGTCGCGGGTGGATTTTTCATCAACGGTGTCGCACTGACTGGTGGCTCAACCATCAGCGGCACAACGACATCTGGAACCGTTCTACTCGCGACGGGAACGTCTACGGGTCTTCAGGGCAGTGCGAACTTGTTCTTCAGTAACAGCAGCAATTTAGGAATCCAGACCACGACCCCAGCAACAGCCCTCGATGTGAATGGTGGTGTCACCATTCGCAACGGCTTTCGTCCGCTATACTCTCTTGTGTCCTCTGGAACATCCTTCACAGTCGCAGCCAACGCGTACGGCACTCACTACAACATCACCACATCCGGCATCGTAGGTATCACACTCCCAACCGGAATCACATCAAACGACTCGAACGCGTATTGGGTGTTCCGTAACAACACTGCGGGATACCTGACGGTCACGTTCACCTATCAAACATCTGGAACAACGCCAGCAAACCCCGTTACGATTCCACCCACGAACTCCTTGACGATGATGGTGACGTACCCGAGTTCAACTTTAGTGTATGTTTTGTTCTAAGTATACAATGCTAGGGACCTCCAAAAGCATCTCCGGGTTTGACCCACGAAGTATTCCTGGATGTCGTTTGTGGTTAGATGGGGCGGATCCGTTAGCAGGGGCTTTACCTGCTAATGGGGCGACCGTGTCTACGTGGTATGATAAGTCGGGAAATGGGTATAATGCACCGGCGACCGTTTCTGGGGCTACGTTTACTGCGGCTTCTCAAAATGGTAATGGATATATAACATTTCCAACAGGCAAGTATTTCACAACATCAAACTTTATTCTATCCTCAACCAATACTCCAACCATCTTTTTAGTGTGTCAGCAAACTGGATATGGCTCTGGCAATAGCGATATTATATCGGCCAGCACAGGAACTCCTTATTCATACTACACGCTCGATATATATGGAAATTCAGGAACCAAGAATCTCGCTGTTAACATGTGGTCTAATGTAAACGTTAACGGAAATATTTCAATTGCAAATCCTACAGTGATTAGTATTGTTGGATCAGGTTCGCCAACGTATTCCGTTACAATGTGGGGCAATGGGACTTCAAATGTAACGTTCACAGGATATGCGAGTAATCCACTGTCAACTTCTAACTCATTTTGGATAGGTGCAATCAGTGCAGGTTTCATTGGAAACATCTATGAGGTCCTCTTCTACGATACGGCGTTCACAACCACCCAACGCCAATCCGTTGAAGGGTACTTGGCCTGGAAGTGGGGGCTTCAAGTTCAGGTCCCAGCCCCTGTTTCGACGCCCCGCAGTATTTCGGGATGTGTGTTATGGTTGGATGGGGCTGATAATTCAACAATGAACTCCACAACCACTGTTACGTCGTGGACAGATAAGTCTGGGTCAGGAAACACCATGACTGGAACGGGTACATTCTCGGGAAGCAACATGACGTTCAATGGAAGTACGCAGGCATTTTCAAACACTACGTTTGTATTTCCATCTTCTGCCTACTCTATGTTCGCAGTTTATTCGAACACAACCGCACCTGCTTCGGGTGCATACATGAACGTTGTCTACGGGAATGGTGGCTATCCTATGATGGGTACATTTAATACGACCAAATCAGTAACGGCCCGTTCTGTGGCTGCGAATACGGGCGGATTGGGCCAAACTTCAACTGTGACGGGCGGTTGGGCAACCAGGATTGCTAGTACGGGTGACGAGGTTATAACTGCTATTGCTACAGATTCAAATGGTAACGTGCTTGTAACTGGATATCACGCTGTAGCAACGACACTCTATAATGCACCAGGAACAGTATCTGGTGCAACGCTGTCGAACTCTGGTCAAGCCGATATATTGGTCGCAAAGTACTCATCAGCAGGTGCAGTAACATGGGTAGCTCGAATTGGCGGTACAGGCAACGATGCTGGAAAAGAGATCACTACAGATTCGAGCGGTAATGTGATCGTGACTGGACAGTATAACGCCGCAGTTACGGCATACAACTCGGATACAACATCAGGTCCAACGCTGGCGAACTCAGGTGGATACGATGCGTGCATCGTAAAGTATTCATCAACAGGTACAGTAACATGGGCAACCAGAATTGCCGGTACGACTGACGATGCTGCACTGGGAGTTGCAACGGATTCGAGCGGTAACGTGTTTGTGACTGGGGTGTATAGTGGAACGGCGACGCTGTACAACTCAGATACAACAACAGGTGCAACACTGACGAACGCAGGTCTATACGATGTCTTCATCGCTAAGTATTCGTCAGCAGGTACACTAACATGGGCAACCCGAATTGGTAGTACGGGATACGATTATGGTTTTGGAATCGCAACAGATTCGACTGGTAACGTGTTTGTAACTGGACAGTACGCGTCAGCAGTGACGCTCTACAATACAGGTGGAGGAACAGGTGCAACGCTGACGAACTCAGGTGTAAATGACGTATTCCTCGCTAAGTATTCGTCGGCAGGTGCAGTACTATGGGCAACCAGGATTGCAAGTACAGGTGACGATAGTGGAAACGGAGTCGCAACAGATTCAGCTGGTAATGTGGTTGTAACTGGAAGTTACAATGGAGCGTTGACGCTCTACAACACAGGTGGAGGAACAGGTGCAACGCTGACGAACTCAGGTGGATCCGATGCATTCCTCGCTAAGTATTCGTCGGCAGGTGCAGTAATATGGGCAACCAGGATTGCAAGTACGGGTGGCGATGGTGGAGGCGGAGTCGCAACTGATTCGGCAGGTAACGTGTTTGTGATTGGAGGTTACAGTGCAGCATTGACGTTGTACAATACAGGTGGAGGAACAGGTGCAACGCTGACGATCTCAGGTTCATACGATGCATTCCTTGCTAAGTATTCATCAGAAGGTACACTAACGTGGGCGACTAGGAGTGCTAATGTTGCCCAATACAAAGTCGCAACAGATTCAGCTGGTAATGTGGTTGTGTGTGGTTATTACCCTGGAACACCGACGATGTATAACTCAGACACAACGACAGGTGCAACGCTTACCTTCGTCGGTGTACAGGACGGTTACATCGCAAAGTATTCATCGACAGGTTTTATCACTGCTAACACGGTTTACTCCGGTGGCTACCCAGCATCCTCGACTATTCTAGTTGATGGAACATATACACCTTCCACCTTTTCCCCGTTCGTCAATGGTAGTTCGGTAACCGCCCTAACAGGAACAGTCGCGGCTGCGACCGGTATCTACGTTGGTGGACCGTCTAACTACTTCAACGGTTCAGTTTCAGAGATTCTCGTATTCAACTCGGTCCTCTCCACCACCCAACGCCAATCCGTCGAAAACTACCTGATGGGCAAATGGGGCATCAAGCCAAGTCTTCCCGCAACCCACCCCTTCTATTCTCTTCCAGCGTTCTCGAGGCCGTTTGGACCTACTGATATTCCGGGATGTGCATTGTGGTTGGATGCGGCTGATCTTAACTCGATTGCGTTTACAACACCTCCGCTCGCATACTTTCCATTTGACGGTTCAATCGTGGATCAATCCAATGTGATAACATTCACAACAACAGGTTCCGTTCCCTACGTCACTGGGAAATATGGACAAGCCGTATCCTTCGTGAATGCACAGGGGGCGGTTTCTTCTAACTATCTATCATCAACGTATAATCTTCCTTCAACCTTTACAATCGCATGTTGGGTTCAGTTGCCAGTTACATCGGGTAAATACACGTTCATTACTACGGGACCTAATTCAGGATATTCGCTTGGAAACATAAACTTTTACGTTTCAGCGGGAAATATGTATTGTTCATATAACCATATTGCAAACAACGGGGCAGGATACGCAGTTAGTGCAAACACATGGTATCACGCCGCAATCACATATAACAGTGGTACCTTATTGCTCTATGTAAACGGAGCTCAATCTGGAAGTCCTGTTACTGCAGCTGGGTCAACAATTAATGGTATTACGATTGGAGGAGGAGCCGACCTTGGTCCAGATCCCTATCCAGTCACCGGTTATGTTGACGACCTTCGTATCTTTACAAGTGTTCTCACTGCCGCCCAGATTTCTAACATTTATACGAATACTCAGACATCAAACGTCGTATTGTGGAAAGATAAATCGGGAAACGGAAACAACGGAACATCGATTGGAAATGCAGGAAGCACTGTATGGTCGTCAAACGGGATGGGTGGATATCCAGCGATTGCGTTTGACGGTGCCACTGGGTCATTCTCAGGAACAATCGCTAGTAACACTGGGTCAACTCTCAGTATGTTTGCAGTGGCCTTTATGAATCTTGGAACAAGTGTAAACGTCTATCCTCGTATCATCTCCCTTGCTGCATCGGGAAGTCAAGACTGGAATCTCCCTACATCTACTTTTCTGGGACGCAATGGTGCGTTTTCAAGTCCACAGAGCGTGATGACGTGGCGTAATAACGCGACCCTATCCTACCAACCCATTACATATGGCGTTCCCTTTGTTGCTTCATCTGTCTATACGGGATCATCTAATACGACCTATGCTAATGGGACAACAGCAGGAGCGGGTGCATCATCAGGAAACTTTAACGTCAATGCGTATAACATTGGACGAATTGCCGGTGGTGCTGGATTCAATACTGACTCTACGTTGCTCGGCTCAGTCAGTGAAGTTCTTGTCTACAATACTGCGTTAACCACCACCCAACGCCAACAAATCGAAGGCTACCTGGCGGCCAAATGGGGACTCCTGAACAACTTGCCGGGCAAGACCTTATCGCCCTTGAATATTCCTGGATGTGCCTTGTGGTTGGACGCATCAGATGCAACAACGATCTCGTACTCCGGTTCAGCAGTTATTTCAATCAAGGAAAAGGCACAAGGCATCACTCTGACTGCACAGGGGACTTCGTCTTTCTTAACAACACCTGCTGCGTCAATCGGGTCATTGCAATCGCTCTTGTTCAACAATCCTACCAATGCTAATGTGTATCTTTCTGGAACTTTCCAAAGTATCCTGACGGGATGTGTATTCATAGTCTGGAAGAGTTTAACTCAATCTGCTGCGAACTTCTATCCTATTTTTACTTGGAATTCGGGAAGCACATATCCCGCATATGGACAATTAGGAGGGGCAGCGTTAGGAACATATGGTCCTTATACTGCATATGGAGGTTCTGGAACGCCAACATTTGTAGCAACTGCAAATACAAACTATTTAACATTCTATTCATGGTCCGGAACAACCCCTACTGTTGGAATAAACGGAGCAGCACCAACCTCTGGAACCCAGCCAGCATTTTCTGGTTCGACCACTACGTTCTGGATTGGTGCAGATTCAACTGGTGGTGCACAGAGAACAAACATGAATCTCGGAGAACTCATTATCTTCAATAGTGTTATAAGCAGCAATCAACGCCAATCCGTCGAAAACTACCTGATGTCCAAGTGGGGCATTAGCAACGTCACGTCACACCCCTTCAAATCCATACCGCCTTCTACATCACAACCTCCCCAGTTTCAAGAAGTGACCCCCGGAAACTGGAAGTATGATTGGCAGCCTTACTTACAGAGATTGGCTGCTGCGAATAATCCCACAAATGCTACCGTGATTCCGACATTATCCTATGGAGCTGCGGCACCAGGTGGAAATGGTGGAGTATTAGGACCAAATAACTGTGTTTATGCGGTGTCGTCGACCAATCTAATGATTTACAACATAGCAACAAACACGACAAGTTCGGTTACACTTTCTACTGCTGCCGGACAACGTGGTGGTGTCTTAGCTCCAAATGGGTACTTGTACTTTGGTGGAGATAGTAACATTCTGATTGTGAATCCATCTAACAATTCATACAGTTACATCAATTTCACATACACAGGTGGTCAAACGACAGCTGGCGGTGTATTAGCACCGAATGGAAATATCTATTATAGCACTTACTATGCTGCACGGTCAATGGTTGTTAACACATCAAATAATACAGTTAGCAGTATCACCCTCCCTGGTGGACAAGGATGGATTGGTGCATGTCTAGCACCGAATGGTCTGATCTATGCTGTTCCATATGGTGCTACAACAAGTGTTTTAGTTATCAATCCGAACACTAACACATATAGCAATATAACTCCTAGTCTTACGCCGGCATTAAGTACTCAAAATTATACTGGATGTGTATTAGGTCCAAATGGATTGATTTATGGAATTCCGTACAGTGCATCAAATATTTTGATCATTAACCCAGCTACAAACTCCGTTACGTATGGAACAGGCGGACCTTCGCTTAGCCCAGCATTATCAACGCAAACCATGTATTGCGGAGTTCTTGCTCCAAATGGTAATATCTATGGTATGCCAATCGGTGGAGCATCTAATATTCTTATTATTAATACATTCACTAACGCAGTAAGTTGGGGAACAGGTGGATCTTCGTTGAGCCCAGCATTATCGACACAGGGCTATGCAAGTGCTGTTCTCGCACCAAATGGAAATATATATGGAATTCCTGGTGGGGCATCTAATATGCTGATTATCAGTAATACATATGCCCAACTTCCATCATCAAATTGCTGCCTTTCTGCCTTCTTGAATAAATATTAAGCACGCTCCGTTACACTCCACTTACGCCTTACTTACATGAATCCTCACGCTATTCCCCTCGAAGGAGAACGACACGACAATGCCCGTGACGAGGGCCTGGATGTTGGCCACGATGGTTCCCATGTCTGTTCCCGTAAGGTAACTAATATATGCATTCACATCACGCCTCACTCCATCGGCACAAAGGTCAGGGGGTGTGACGGAGAACGACTGAACCACGTAGATACCCGGAAACCCAGCAGCTGCCCACTGGAACAGCTGGGGACGGTACTGGTCACGCGTAGGGTTCACGAGGGCATTCAGGGATGTGCGGTCGA